GGCGCCGCGACCTGAACGAGCCCCGCCCCGATCCGAGCGGCGGCCTCGGCGATCAGCCGCGGAGCACCGGTCATCCGCCGGGAGCCGGCGACGACCAGCAGCACGGCCTCCCGTTTGTGGGCGTCCAGAGGGCGCAGCGGCAGGACGGGTGTGCCGGCGGGAAGTCATGGCCGCTCGGGAACGGTTGGTCGATGGGCACATCCCCCGCATCCTCGTTGATATTGCACACTTCATTCGGGTCCGTCTGCACCGCCATCCAGCGGCGGTGCGTCACGCCGTTGCGGCTGTAGGCATCGTGCGTGACGCTGCTCCAAGCCCACGCCGTCTCGGTGCGGGCGATGGTGGTCGCCCGCGTTAGGGCGCGTTTAGCTGCTAGTCGTTCTGCCCTCTTGACACCAAACTTTTCAACCTCCGTCGGCACAGGCTCGCTCCAACTCCGGAACTCCCGCCTGAGGTCGCGGGCGATCTCCGTGGGGTGGGCGCCCCGCTCAATGCCCGCCGCCAAGATGCGCCGCACCGTGGCCCGCGACACGTCATCGATGCGCGTGACCTGGCTCGCCGCTTGGGTGCGCAGCGCCTCCAGGACGCGTTCACCCCGCAGGCTGAACGGCCCGCCGACGCCGATGGCACGAAGCGCGGAGCGGCCGGCGGCGGAGCCCGTGACGAGGTACGCGTCGTAGAGCAGCTCCTCCAAGTCGTCGTCCTCCGGCCAGGCGCGGAGCACGGCGTCAAGGTAGGCGGCACTCTCGGGATCTTCCTGCTCACGCAGCCGGCGCCGCGCCGTGATATCGGCGGCCAGCTTCGCTGCCGGGAAGCCCTTCGCCCAGCGCCGGAAGTAGGAGGCGAGGCGGCGGGCCAGCCGCGCCTCGTAGCGGTCGCGGGTCAGGGAGAGAGAGGCTTCGGTGAGGAGACGCTCGATGGTGCGGTCAGCGACAGCGACACTCACGCCAACCTCGCCCCGTTCGCCGCCACGCGCCCGCGCATCTCCAAGAGCACCGTCTCCAGCGCCTGCACAAGCGCCCGGCTCCCCTCCGTCGCGGGCGGCTGGCCCTCCAGCCGCGTCATGATCTCGTCCACGTTGTTGACGCCCACGATGGTGAGCACGTACTGGAGCACCTCCGGCACGTTGGCCAGCTCCGGGTAGACGGCCAGCAGGTCGAGCATCGTCTTGCCGAGGACGGCGATATCCTGCTCCACGATAGGCGGCGCGTCGATATCCACGAAGCGATCTTCGGCGGCGAGGCCCGCCCAGTCGATGCAGTGCTGGATCAGTTGCTGATACCAGTCCAGCCAGGTGAGCTGGTAGGCCGCGAACATGAGCTCCATCGGCCGCAGGAGCGTCTTGGCCGTCGCCAGGTTAGAGTTGTCGGCATTGCCGAAGAAGGGCTCCGCGATCCCGGTGCTGGCGGCGAAAAGCAACTTCAGCATGCGGGCGTCCGTCTCCGCGTTGCGGGCGCCGGTATCGATGCGCATCTGCTGGAGGTCGACGCCTTCGTTCTCTAGCCAGGTGGAGCCAGCGCCCGGCGGCAGGTTCGAGAGCGTTCTCGGATCGGTTGCGAATGGTGCCTTCATGGCGGCCACCGCAGCCGGGCCACCCTTGACCTTCTTCTTGAACGCGAAGGCTGCCAGCGCCCGCGTGATCGTGGCTCGGTCCTCCATGAACTTCCGGTGCGCCTGCGACCAGTCCAGGCCGGCCGCGCAGAGCGGGAGCCCCCGCTGGCCGATGCTGTTCATGGCGATCTGCGAGACCCGCACCGTCTCCGGGTCCTGGAGTTCGCCGCCCTGGTCCTTCGCGGCACGCTCCCGCAGCCCGTCCACGGCGTCATCGTCGGCGTCCCAGTCCGCGTAGAAGTCCGTTCGCGGTTTGCCTGCCGGCGTTACCCAGATGCGCTTGTAGCCCCAGATGTCCTCCGCGTCCTCCGGGTTGGTGACGATCTCCTCCACCTGGACGCAGTCGATACCCCGCACCTTGACCGGCTCGTCGGAGGTGCCGATGAAGCAGGCGAGGAAGCGCTCGCCGTCCACCAGCAAGCGGTCGGACTGCCGACGTTGCGCCGCCAGCGAGCCGATGGTCTTGCGGTTGACGGGGCCGTCCAGCAGCGCCCTAATCAGTTCCCCCACCGCGTCGTCACGGGCCTTGAAGGTGAGGGGTCGCGCGAAGGTGTAGTCGGTGTGCAGTCGGACAGCCTGAGTCACCAGCGGGTCGCGCTGGTAGTAGACGCGCGAACGCTGCACCAGGACCTTGCGCTCCCAGGGCTGGAGGTCTGTCTGTTCCCGGCCCCCCGTGCCCACCCTGATCCAGCCGATATCCTCCAAGCCCAGCTCGATGTCGGCGAGCGTAAGGCCGACCGACTCCGCCGTCGTTGCGAGGCGTCCCAGGTCCTGGGCGCTCGCCTGGAGCTGCCGCAGTTCCGGCCCCAGCAGGCGCGTAGCGATGGACTCTCGAAGGCTCACGCCACTACCACCTATCCCAACGGGTCAGGCTGGCCGGCCGGAAGTCGTGCCCCAACTCCACCACGTCCTCGGTGCTCGGAGGCGGCGGCTGAGCCCCGGCGCAGAGGGCCACGCCGATCGCCGCGTCATGGTGCCGGCCGATGTCCCACGCCTTCACGTAGCCTCCCTGGCCCATCTGCGCATAGCCTATCACAAGCGCCATTACGCTGTCCTGGGTGAGTCCGGCATCATCCCAACGGTAGCCCCGTAGCTCGGCATCAAGCTGGGGCCAGTCCTTTGCACTGTAGGCCAGATCGCGGTGCTGCAAGGCGATCTGTACGGCGGCGATCATACGCGGCTTGTTGGCGCCGGTGGTCGGCACGACGACGATGGGCCGCCGGCAGTTCTCAGCCACGGCCTCGCCGGGGCCGTTCTGCTCGACGTATGTCGGCCCAGGATACGCAGCGTCCAGCGCGTCGATGCGCTCCTGGAGCGCTGGATAGGGCAGGCTCCGGTGCCGCTCGTAGTGGACCACCTGCACGGGCCGGATGATGGCTGGCAGGCCGTTGCCGTCGCCGTCCACGCCCGCCGGCGTCGATCCCCACGCCAGCGGCTGCACCGCGTCCAGTACGGGGCCAGGGAAGCAATATTCGTCGTCGCCCTGGAGCGCCTCCTCCCACGTCGCAGGCGCATATTGCCGGAGCCCGGCCAGCGTCAGCGTGCGCGCCTCGGCCTGGTACCAGCCCGCACCGCGTCCCTCGCGCGCCGTCCAGGGCGCGAAGTAGGGCGCGAGCTTCGTCTCGCCGGCCAGCGAGCGGCGCCAGAGGTCGGCGGGCAGCCCCTCCGGCCCGGCGCCACGGGTCACGATGTGCAGCGAGCCCCCCGGCGCCACCGTCGACTCGACCGCCGACCACAGCGCCTCCGGGTAGAGCATGCGGGCGAACTCGTCCAGGTGGACGTGCTGGGCGCTCTGGTCAATGGAGACGTGCTGACCCGCCGCGTAGGAGACGACGGCCCGCACGTCGGAGGGCCCGCCCGCGAGCTTGAGGCTCTGGGTCGTCAGCCCGCCCGGCTCGTCGGCCATGATGGGCAACCGCATCCACGGCGGCAGGCGCTCCAGGCCGAAGCGCACATAGCCCAGGAGGTCCTTCGAGGCCCGACTGTCGCGGGAGAAGAGGTGGCAGCGGGCGTTGGGCGGGCCGAACCGGGCCACCCAGCCGTCGTAGGCGCAGGCCAACTCGGTGAACCCCAGTTTGCCAGCCTTGAGGAGGTAGAGCCACGAATGCTCAGCGGCGAGGTCGGCGTACCCCTGCTGGCCTTCCCAGAGCGAGGCAAAGCTGGAGATGGCGCCAGTTTCCCGGTTGACGAAGTGCCAGTGCGGGAGGAAGGCGCGGAAGTCCTGGGCGCAGCGGGCGAGTTCTGCCGTCTCTGATGCAGGCCGGGACATGGCTATCGGTGGCTGCTGCCGTAGCGCCGCCACCCGCACCAGGTCCCGCAGGTCGGGCTCACTCAGCCTTCGCAGCGGCAAGGATGGCCTCCGCGTCCTCCACGATGCGTCCGGGGTCCAGCCCGTGTTCGGCAGCGTAGCGTTCGGCCTCGTGGCGCAACGCGATCCGGAGGGTGTCGCCGAAATCGTCGGGGAAACGGCGCTTGAGCAGTGCTTCCGCCGCCCGCCAGTCGCCACCAATCGCCGCCTTGACGATGGGCTGCACCAGGCGAAGCATGAGCTTCGCTTCCGCAGATTCGACGGCGTCGTGAAACGCCTTATACGGCCCCTTACACTGACGCCGCCCCTTCTCCATCCACTGCCAGAGAGTCGCGGCCGGGACGACGGCATAGGCTGCCGCCGCCTTGCGGGTGGCGCCGTTGGCAAGGGCCTCGATGATGCGCGCCTGCCGCTCCGGGGTAAGCTTCGTCGGCCTACCCACGCTGTGCCTCCCGCCCGGTGTACTCCTCCCACCGCCGTACGGCCACGTCCACATAGCCTGGCTCGATCTCCATCGCGTAGCAGCGTCGGCCCAGCTTCTCGCAGGCGATGATGGTCGTGCCGGAGCCGAGGAAGGGTTCGTAGCAGATGTCGCCCGGCTCCGTGTGGAAGGAGATCGGTCGCTGGAAGAGCTCTGTGGGCTTCTGAGTCGGGTGCACGTTGTCATTCTGACCCCGGCGGTCGACGTGCCAGACGGTCGTCTCGTTAGCGGGCGGCTTGCGCTTCGGCGGGTTCTTCTTTACCCAGCCGTAGAAGCAGGGCTCGTGCTGCCACAGGTAATCGCTATGCGTGAGGACGG